GGAAGTCCGACTATCAACAGGATTGTATACACCATCTTTCTTAGTGTCGATGTTGTTTAACTCCACCCAACCTGCTGAGAAGTGATTTAAGATGTTTCCACCTTTATCAACAACAGCAAGATGATTATTCTCTTGTAATGTAATAACTGTTTCACCAAGATCATTTACATCAACAAACTCAGGTTCTGGATCACTCGGAGCAATATCAGCAAGACCTGTAAGGTCAACATACTGAACACCACCTGTCATATCAAGCATTGCTAAAACACCCTCTGGTAATTGAGGAATCATTTCATCATTGATGTCTTCGTTTCTTTCATTTTCAATAGCAATCACTGCGAAAGAACCATCAGGTGAGATTGCTACACTATCAGGTTGCCCGATAAGTGGAACTTCAAAAAGTCTCTCTTGTGTAGAAACCTTAAACAAAACTGCCTTACCAGATGGATTTGTATAACTCTCTGATGTGTTTACACCAAAGACTGCATAGTCACCTTTCACTGCAACTGATGTTGGTTCACCATCAACATACATTTCCCCTAACCCAATCGGATTAGATGGATCAGATATATCGACAAAACCAATAGACCCAAGTTCAGAATTTGTATATACCAGAGTCTTTCCATCTTCTGTTGCATCAACGATTTCTGGAGCACTCTTCTTATCAAAAACGATCATGTCACCGTCTTGATCTGCTTGCTCTCTATAATTTTTGTAAGTCTCAAACTTCGAGACCTGTTTAAACTCTTCGGCATTCACCGAAAAAGGGGATACACCTAACAGTGTAGCCCCGATTAATGGTAGGATTTTCATCGTCTTTATAGATCGTATGTAATTCCTGCTTCGTATTTCCATTCAACGTCTCCGTCGTCATCGAATACGAATTCTGCTTTGACCTTAGAACCTAAGTTGTCACTTAACTTAATCTTAGTTCCAAATTCAACTGCCTTAAGGAAATCTGCATCATCCTCATCATCTTTCATCTCCCAGTTTGGGCCGATTTCGATGTAAGGTTTTAAATTACCTGTTTTTGTTTCGTATCCAAGACGTACTTCTACTTCTGTCTTTTCATAATCTGAGTTCTCACCCTTGGCTGCTACCTTGGATGAAACGTATGGGCCTGCGAATGCTGGTGCTGATACACCAAGTGCGAGCAGGCCGACTGCTAATGCTTTCATGAGTTTTTCTAGAATAAACCTTACTATATTAACATGATAAATGTGTCATAAACTACACTTAAACTTTTCTTAATTTTTATTTCCTAACATAAAAAAAGACCCCTGTTGTGGTCTTGATTGTCTATTACTTTTTGTAAAGTAAATGTATCTTAGGATACACTATATCTTGCGTTGAGTAAAATCAACTCCTTCTAAATGATCGTATTCGTGTTGAAAGATTCTACAAATAAATTCTTTTAATTTTTGTTTATGAACCTTTTTATTCTCATCTTCATACTTAACCACAATTGTTTTTGGTCTCTCAATTTTTATAAAAACATCTGGATAAGATAAACATCCTTCATCATATTGAATTGTTTTCTTCGACTCTTTAATTATTTTTGGATTAAAACAAGTGATTGTTTCATTAGTTTCCAAATTACACATCATCACAAATGCTCTCTCTTGTATACCAATCTGATTGGCTGAGAGACCAACACCATCATAGTGCAGCATATTTTCAACTAATGTCTTTGATAACTCGTGACGATCTAAATTATAACTACACGACTTTATCTTGTTGTGTAGCATATAATCATCTGAATCAATCAGTTTCTTGATCATCTTCTTTCCTTGGATTGCTTATAAACCAAGAAGGAGACTCCATAATAACATCTATGCATACCCATTTTGCATAGTGGATTCCACGATAACACAGGAAGGCAAAGACCTCCTCGATATCATGCTTCTCTTCGTCCCATTCTGGTGCTTGTCCTTTACCTAATAAGTGTAACATTTGTCTTTACCTCCTGTAACAATATTTATTGTTTGGATTTCCAGACATAAAAAAGACCCCCTTCGGGGGTCTAGAGTAGTTCCGTGTAGAGACCGCACGAAAGGTCTCAGCACTATTTAGAATGTGAACTTAACACCTGCTTTTGCACCCCAGTCAACATCATCTTCTGCAGTTACAGCAGATAACTCGCCATAAAACTTATCATATGAACCACCAACATAACCGATGAATTCTACATCACCGAACTCGTCAGCTGCTTCTGTGTGAGTTACTGTTGGGCCACCAGAAACGTACCAACCGATACCTGATTCTGTTGCTCCTTCGTAACCAACTACTGCTTCAAGAGCACCAGATGTATATGCACCATCAGGGTATGAACCAGACGCTTCCAAATTGACGTATGGGCCTGCAAATGCAGCACCTGCGAATAGGAATGGAGATGCAGCAGCTGCTGCGATTGTAGACTTAATAGACATTTTTGTTTTATAGTATCTCGCAAGAGAAAACCCCTGCGGATGGAAAATCTTTCGACATAAAGATTCTTACATTCCGTAGGGGCACGATCTTTCGATCCCTTTGTTATGTAATGATATTTAGTTTAACACAAGGTTAAGAATGTGTCAAGTGTTACGAAATTAAACTATTTGTTTTCGGGAGGGAGTCTTCCAAGATATGGATCATAGTCAAATAATTCATTCCAATCACCAATTTTGTTTGAATCATTCTCCCAAAAATTTGTAAGTCCATTATGACTACTACGATGAAATACTTCAACGTGATCTCCATGAATTGATGATCCCATTTCTATTTTGTATAGAAGTAATGGCATTGCATAAGTATTTCCTGAGTTGTATATCAAATCATCTGCAACTGCTCTTGGTTTTGCTCCTTGATCTAATTTATATTTGTCACCACGACAGTGAAGATTCACAAGTTTAGTTGCGTGATGACGAGTAATTAAATATGATGCAGTTGAAAAATCATTTACAAATCTCTTATGCATCTTTAAAAATAATTGACCAGGATTTATGATTGCAGTTTGAAATACATCAAAATCATATGGTATCTTGGACATAACATCTCTCCAAGAAAAATTCCAATGTCTTACAGGATTAAAATCACAATCGTCTTCAATAATAAAGGCATATGGTTCATCTGTTTTAAGAAATTCCTTCATTGCTTTCAAATGAGAAGTTACACATCCCACTTCACCTGATGACATTTTGTCAGGATACTTACCTTTTATAATATCACTTAGATCATCTTCACGACCATCATATGCAGAGATGCGTGTGTAGTTTTCTATTTCCCAATATTTAAATTGAGTTTCCATATAGAACCACCTCTCTGGTTCACCATCTAAGTTGATACAATAAACTGGTGGTAAACCTTTTAATTTATATGCTGATTTATTTTTGTCCATATTAATCAAGAATATCGATTGTTGGTGTCCATCCAAGTTTCATTAATTGTGAAATGTCAGCACAAGTAATATCTCTTTCACCTGGTGTATCTTCTTTAATAGGTAAGTGTCCCATTCCCATTTTAGTTGCAAGGTCAATAACTGATACAGGATTTCCTGTACCAACATCTAATACTCCAGTATAACTACTCGGAATCAAAGTTGCAATAGCAGTTACAATATCATTAACATGAATCCAATCTCTTTTATGTCTTGTAAGATAAGTTGCAGTTTTTTCTTCTAGCATACGATATAACATATCAGAACGACTTACTTTTTCTGACCACACATTAAAGAATCTCATACCCACACTATTTGGTGGTGCTTGTATCTCATTTACTTTCTTAGATATTGCATAAGCATTGATCCACCATTCATACACAGATGCAGAACTTGCATACAAACATCTCACATTATTATCTCTACAATAATCAAATATTGGTTTAGATTTTACAACATTATTTTCCCAGAACAAATCAGGATTTTCAATTGCTTCACGTATCGCAGCATTTGCTGCAAGATGTATTACCACATCATACTTTTTATTTGTTTTAAAATCACCCAAATCAAAGGGTCGATCATATCCATCAACCTCATGGCCATGTGATATGAGATGTTCATAAACATGACTTCCTATAAAACCATGATGTCCAGTAACTAATGCTTTCATTTAAATAACAATACAATTTTTTGGATATAAATCTTTTGTATCATGGAACTGATATGCAGAACCAAACCACATCTTAGGTGCAATCATTTTCTTATGTGGATTACTTTGTAACCATGCACCCCACCAACTCATAGAACTGTTAGCAATAATCGCATGACTACATAAACTCATCAAACACAAATCTATATAAGGAACTAATGCACCATCATCATATACATCTTCTGGTTCAGAAAACATAAAACGATCAGGTTGAAATATATCTTGTTCTTTACACCAATCGATTGAGTCCGAGAATACTAAAACTGGCATATCATCAGGAAAATATGTCAATGCTTTTTCATAATACTCAATTGGTTGTGTTGGATGTTGATCTTGTAGATTTACATATGCCCATTTAAATCCCCTCTTATCTGTTAGATTTGGATCACCTCTTCTCACATGAAGAAAAAGAATTTCCTTACCATCAAACTGATTCATAAAATCAAGTGACGGTTGTAACCAATTACTCTTAAATGTATAATCTTTTCTTATTTCATCTTCAATATGTTCAAAGTATTTTTCTGATTGGAAAAATCCAGCAACATTTACATTGTCAGGACATTTATCT